TTAGGAATGCTCATCGCATCGGCGGCTTGATAGTCATCACCAAACACAACCGAACTAGACAGCACTATGTATTCATCGGTTTCTTCAAGAACCCAGCCAACTGTAGTGACTTTTACAGGGCCGTAGGTCGCGTCTTCTGGGCCATGCCAGCGCACAACTTGAGCGCTGTCTAACCATATCACTTTTCTTAGCGCCGCCTGTTCATTGGTCATTGGGTTGGTCCTTCCATACATCATACTCTCCAACGCTCGACATACTGGCTGACGAAATCTTCTGTAAACTCGGTACGATAACCGCAGGGACAAGCAAATTGCTCACCATCCCAAACCAGTCTAGCCATATGCGAATTGCCGCAATAAGGTGAGTAGTTAGGGCGCTTCATCAGGTTGTTCCTAACGATGCTTCCGTAATCTTTAGGGTCGTCAAGATCGACTTTACCCATCGCTCTCACTCCTCTTTCTTCTGTTGTGGGGTGTTCCAGCCTTTTGCGCGTTCGTTCTGCAGCACCGAACGGACATCATCCGTCGCCCACCCCCGCGCCCTTCCGACGTACTCAAAAAACGCAAGAGGCCAAACGATAGCCCAGATCATCCAAGGTCGAACCCACGGGGCTAGTTTGCGGTTGTATCCAGACACAGTTCGCATCACGTCTCTCCCTCGTCTGGTGGGATGAGGGCGAGGATCTCTTTTCGCAAAACAGCCATCATCCGCTTCCAGTGAACGGGGCGTAGATTGTCAAACCACTCGTCCGATCCAGACGGTACAAGACTAGCAGCTTCTTTCAACGCTGCCGCCTCGGTCGCCTTGCGATCCTTTTCAAGCGCGGTCAGGTCGTCTGCTAGAACGGCTTGAAGCGCAGTCCGCATTTGCTGACGGGCGATATTTAACGTCCACGACCTTTCGACTTTCCAATCTCGGTATGGATGCTCTTCTATTTCATCAGTTTGCAATTGCCCGTAGTCAAGCAGTGCCCATACTGCCTTATCCACCAATTCGTCACTGATTTGCAGCACTGCCTCTGCGGCTACTCCGGTGGGCTGGCGGGTGTTCCATAGTTCTCGAACCTCGGCGTAAAGTTGAGGGCAGTCGTTACCTTGTGTGAAGCCCTTTTCAGGAGACTTAGCGCCGCAAGAACACTTCACAAATGCAAACACAAAAGTGGACCCGTCTGTGCAGTGTTCTATGGTAATATACGGCTTACCTCCACAAAACGGGCACGGCAGTAGTTCGGTTTGGGTTGTGTCAGTCATTTTAATCCTCCCTTCATGGCGACACGTTCCAGCCGCTGATGCAGTCGAGCGATTTCATTGCGCTGGGTTGCCAGCTTTGATTGCATTTTCTTCACATGATCTTCGGCGTGAAGTCTTAGGTCGCGCTCCTTCATTAGCTGTCGCTGAAGTGAGGCTAAGGTCTTATCATTTGACAATGCTTATCTCTCCCCCAAGCGCTGCATATCCACAAGCATCGACCCAAGAGTCAATGTGATCAGGGTTCCCTGCGATGCGAGCAAGCTTTAGCAATGTCATCATTGCGCAGACATCAGATGCGCTAACTGGGTGGTCTAGGTGCGCCGACCAGTACCCTGCGATGCGACCAAAACTATTCTCTGCGTCCTGCCCATGCGTCTGCGCTCGATCATTTGTGATGTAGTTGTTCGCGGTCTCAAGTATTTCAGTCCGATTCATTCGTGGTTCCCTTCCCTTGTTCTTTGCCGGATACAATCTTCGATCCGACTTGAATGACAGCGGTTCCCCGCTTCCTGTCTCTGTATATAAGCCTTCCGGTTTCGGCAGAATGCATTCCGATCTTGGGCCTTACGATTATTGTTGCGGTCTCATCTTCGGATATGGGGCCGCGCTTAGTCTGTCCGTCTTTTCGCATGTTGTCCTTTCCAGAGCGCCAGCATTAGCTGGACGCCACATCTCCTCTTCCTGCCATAGCCTGTCGGACAATGCCCAACATTCTTCATAGCTTGCGACTGTTATCTCAGATGATCCGTTAACCCAGAACGCAGTCATGACGTAGAAAAATTTAATCACCAGTCGTCGCCGCAAATCATTTCGTGAAAGATGTCAGTCGTCAAAGCAGTTCGGCACCAAGCGGCGTGTGATGCCTTTCTGTCTGGCCCTTTCGATATAGAAATCTTGGAGATCTTCTCTTGTGTGTGGAGATTGTGCAGTGTGGCGGATGCAAATTGCTGAGAGCATCCAACGCATTCGGCAACCTCATTGCCTGTGACCATCCAGTCCTGAGCGTTTATATACTCAATGATGGCGCCCCTTAACTCTCTTTGATCAGGCGGATTGTCGTTGCCCTCCTTCTTGCTGCCCGAAGTGGTGGGATTATTTACAATGGAGCAGAACCAAGGCGTTGATCCCCTGTTATTGTTGGCATTGTCTGAGAGGACAGCGGACAATGAGTCTCCTACATTTGGGTTCCCTGCTGCGTTCATGCAGGATACTGGGATGTAAACGCCCTCGCCCAATTCATTGACCCCGAATCCAAACGTTGACCCGTCTGGGTTGGTGACGATGTTTGTGACTGTGATATTAGCAATCATTTTCTTTCTCCTTTTGCGCTATAATCTTTGCCTCAAGCACTAGGTCCATGACCTTTTTGTGAAGCTTCACTGTGTGTGTGCTGAGCATGAAGCTGCTCAGCCATCGGATTTCTTTGTAGGATACGCTCTCGACGTACCCGATAGAGCCTGCGCAATCCTTGTGATAATTGCCGAGGCCGTATCTGGATGCGTAGATGTAAGCGGCCCTCGCGATGCGCTCGTCAATTCCAAGCAGGTTGCCGTTGTTAATAAGTTTTGTCGGGTGGAGGTCGAAGGCTTCGGCTACTTTCTTCAGTAGCTTTGCATCTCTGAGTTCTGGCATATTGTTTTCCTTTATTGGGGAAGGCTGGTGCGCCTTCCCCTGAAGTTCTTAGAATGGGATTTCGTCAAACACTTCCTTCTTGGCTGGTGCCTGACTGCTTGCACCCGCTGAGTGTTGAGGGTCTGATAGAGACATGGACATGTAAGGCTTCCCATTTGCCTCTTTGCGCCATGCGGCAATGCGCTTATCCCCGACTTCCAGTGGTCCGGAATAATCAGGCGCGTTGTCATTTCCCTTCTTGTCGTTTTCAAATAGGACGCCAACCTTCTGATATACTTCGATCAGCTTGGTTCCTCCTTTGGTTTGGTCCTTAACCAAGACCACCTTCATGTCGTGACCGACAACATTCAGCTTGCCCTGAAGGATTAGGGACTGCGTATCGAATGGTGGAAAGGCTGCGCCTCGGTTAGTGTCGTCATAATCTGCCATGCTTCTGGCTCCTTTGTTAAAGTGTTCTTGTGCAGCGGTTAATCTTTTGTGGTGACTTCGGGACTTATCCCTTCTGTGACCGCAAGATTCCCCTGCCTTAGCTGCGCACTTAGGGCAGGGTATTTGTTGAACCATATAGGATGTGGAAATATTCGGTCATACTAAAGACCCCAAAGATATTTGATGCACGACGCTATTACCAAAAGAACGGCAAGGCCATTTGCTATTTGGCGCGACATTACGCCAGCGGCATACCAAGGACCAACCATCACTTCACCTCGTTATCTTCGTTAAGGGTTACGCGGTGGATGGTTCCGCCGTGCTCCCATTTAAATGCTCTCGCGCGGCACTCGGAGTGATCAACCCATGTTGAGCCGTTGTGGCACACCACCCAAACAACCTTCTCTGGATTTACTTCGATTAGGTCTAGGTGGTGATCTTGATTTATGAATGGACTAAATGAACCATCAGCCCTCCACATGTGCACCTCGCCACCAATAGCACCGACAACAGGGCGCTTTCCCTCATGCTCAGTCGTGTAAATCTTTACATCCCGCCCATCTCTCGTGCGGTAGGTTTTATCCATGCTGATTTTGTTGGTCATCACACTTCCTCCACTTCTGCTGTTACGGTTCCGTTGTCGAAGAGTTTGATGTGGACAAGGTGGGTAGTGTTGTTGTGTCCACTGGCGTATGCGCTAGAACGCCAAGGGCCCCAAACCTCCCCACCAACAACAGGGACAAACCCCTCATCCACCACCTTCGGCTCTTTCACTGTGCGGTAGGTGAAGACGCTGGACCAGCTATCGTAGTCGATGCTACAAGCCTTACCACCCTCATCTTTTTTAATATACTCACCGTAGAGAATTGCCTGCCCCATCGTACCCTCTGGCACTGGGCATTCATCGCTACCGTCGTGTATTTTCCATTCATTGAATTCGGTCATGTCTTCCTCCTCCATGCAGGTGATTATGTATTCGGTTCTCGGGTGACTGTTACCATCCACTACCTGATGGCTTCCCCGAGTCGGCTGCGTATTTGTTTCCATCCATCTCCCCGAGGAAGACGTCGGCGTTACAACCGATGTGAGACAATGCTTTAGTTAAGCCATCTGTCACTGCCATCTTTGGCGCATCCTCTGCCGCTCTTCCCTTTGCGTTGTCGAAGAACTTCCGACATCCGACAAAGGCTCCGAACTTATTAGCCCTGTCAGTGTGCCAGACATGGACGTGAGCAAGCACCATCATATCACCATTGGCTAGGGGGACATGCTCTAGTGTGCTGTCCCATCCCCAGCCCTCTCCGATGGGGCCGAACTCCTCGGTCATCATTCGAACTTGGTATTGAGGATCGATTGCTGTGAAGGATCGTGACCCGAATGATACCTTCTTGAGGAACTTCGGATCTGATTTGGAAAGCTTGTCCCAGTGTTTCATGTTGGTCATTTTATTATCCTCTCTTAGTTATGCGTAGCGACCCGCGCTTGTCTCGCTTGAGTGTGAGTAGGTCGCAATAGACTTCCCGCTCATTGTGACTGACCATTGCTTTCAGGTCTTTCTTGGCACCTTCAAATGTCTTGGCCGCCTGTTCATATTCGACGTAGGTGTGGGCGGCATCGACGAAGGCGTTGTCCTTACTGGCATCTCGCTTGACCATTTGGTCCACCGCGATCTTGTTTGTGCCAATCGGCTCGGGTGTATCGACACCAACAGGTTCCTCATCCCGAAGAACGTAGCCCCAGAAATCTGACACCACTGCCCACATCGAATGAAAATACTCCGCGTTGTAGCTGACATAAGCTGATCCCCACATGCTGTTGCCAAAGATTACCGACATGTAACACCCGTCTACATTCGCAAGGCGCATGTATAGCTGGATCTGTGGCATGTAATACTCAATCACCTTGTCCATATTGTTCATGGCGTTGGTATGCTTTGCCTCGATGATTGATGTGGACCCATCACTGTTGTCCTTCATCGCATCGACAGTCCCCTTGACCGGAACAATTCCGATCTGCTCTTTGAATTCTTTTTGGGGATTGGTCAGGAGGCATCCATACTCATGCTCAAACCATTCGAGATTGAATTCCTCAGTGAGAATTCCAAGCTGAACAGCGATGTTTCGGGATAGATCGTCGGGTTCAATGCGCCCCGTCTTGACCTGCCATAGCTCTAACCATTGGCCTTGCATGATCTTCACGCAATCAGAGCCACCTATAAAACCTTTGCGTTCCATTAACTTTCCTTTCATTTATAGTGTATTAATTACTGCGTAAGTGCAGCAGTGTCAAGACATACGGTTGACCGCATCTCCAAGAACCTCTTCGTGACGCCTCCTTGTTGCAACCTCTTCGAGCTTTGACTCCGCCCCGCCATACACCTCGGCCTTCGCTTGCTTCAGATAATCGTCATAAGGCCGCAGCATCTCTTCACTGATCCCATTACGCAGAAGCTGGGCGCGTCCGCTCCCCTCTATGTAAAAACCTGCCACTGGTTTTCCGCCGCGCACACGGGCGATAGCCATTCTCAGGTGTGTATTGCCGGAAGCTGAGTAATCACCCCCCTGAGCGCCCTCTCCTTCGCTCTTGGGTAGCTTCTTGGTGGCTTCGATGAAGATGCGTACAGGTGGAAGCGTCCTCGACATGGCGATCTGCACCAGATTCTCCTGAACTCCGCTTAGAAGTGATGGCATTTCTTGGTGCGTGACCTTCGATGGCAGGTGACGGTTTACTGACGACGCGATATCGTTCAGCACCATCTTGATGTTGAGATTGTTGGGCGGGCTGAAGCGAGGAAGGATCTCAGTTTGAATCCATTTCTTTACGGCTTCAGTTCTCTCATCAAAATTCATTGATTGCATTTCCCCATGCTCCTTGTGTTGCGCTGTCTATTTCTGATTCAAGGTCATCGTCCCACCGTTCTTGGTTGAGCCAAGTGGACGGGTGAGGAATGAACTGTTTCTCTGTACCCTGCTCAACGCAAAAGGCTGAGTATTGGTGAGCGGCATTCAGTATATGAAGAACGTCAGCCTTCTTCTTGGCTCTTGCGAAAGCAGTCCTAGTCGCGCCCTTCCCGATTCGTCGGGGGTATGTCCACCAGAAGACTTCAAAGGGGTCGGAAATATTTTCCGACGAAGGTGTTATAGACTTAGTTCTATTGTTCTTAGATATATCTACTATGTTACTATCTACTTCATAGGAAATATTTTCCGGGGTCATGTCTTCCTCCTCCATGCAGGTGATTATGTATTCGGTTGATGTCCCTTCTCTACGTTTGGCTCGAATGAATCCGTGTTCAATCAACCATCGCAAAGAAGAACGTACAGTCCTGTCGGATACACCGACCTTCTCTGCGAGAGTTAGCTGAGAGGGAAAACAGATCCCTCCAGAATTGCTGAACTCGGCAAGAGCTAGCAACACACATTTCGCAGATGGATTTGGTATAGACTGTAACGCAATGTCGGTGATAAGATCATGCTGTGTCATACGCCTTGCACTTTGTATGTCCTCCTGTTGAACTGGTGGGCGGTCGCCATACCGCCCACCATTTTTATCAGACTTCCCTCATTCAGGCCAACGATCTTTATCATTGACCAAGGTGTAGTGTCCGACCAGCTTGTCACCCCCAACATCTCGTTTGTCACAGACGATAGGCCAACCCGCTTCCTTCAGATCAAAGATTCGAGCCGCCAATCTAAAGCACTTGAATTCTATAAGCGCTTCGATTGGTGTGAGTGTTTGCCCTGTCTTTAGGTGGGCTAGGATTTGATCTGCTTGTCTCATGATTTACTCCGCTGCTATTTGATGTGATGACTGGGCGTCGGTCAGGAATTCACACGCCTTCTGTGAGGCCGACGCTGCCTTGAAGATAGCTCGGTTGTCTTCCTTCAGAACCTTGAGCCAACTCTCTACATACGCTGCGCTCTGATCTATATGTAGTGGTATGCCTATCTCGGCGCACAACATACAGTTACCAATCTCTGCGATGAGTTCTTCAAAGGCGTACTCATTCTTCGAAGAGAACTTCTTCAGTCTATCAAGACGTTTCTCTGCTCCAGTCCAGTGAATCAACTCATGCGCTAGCACACCGTAATACGCTGGTGCTGATTCGAATGTGCTGATTGGTGGCATGTGGATGTAGTCTTCAGACGGACGGTAGTAAGCTCGCGGCACATCATCAACTCGAATGTCAGCGCCAGTTGATTCAAAGAATGCATCAAGCTCTGCGTCCGGTTCCGTTCCAAGATCTCGTGGTGGATCAGGCTGAATGTAAAACGCCTCACCAAGTCCGTCGATCTGGTCAGCGTTGAAGACACGATAACCTTTTGCGAATGGAATGCGGACCTCCTTACCGTCCTCATTCTTCTCAACCACGTTGTAATAGATGACCGTCGTTGACTTCTCACCCTTGCGGACTTGTCCACCAAGCGTCTTGGCTTGCTTGTATGTCATCCAGTGCTGGGATTTGAAACCGTTCTTCATTGCTGTGGCCCAAAGCAACAGGACGTTGATGCCCTTGTATGCCTCGCCAGTGGAGCGCAATGGTATCGATGGGGTTGCTGATCCAGTCCAAGGCTGTCGCCAAGGTGGTGTTCCAGATTCAATCTGTTCGATGATCTGGTCTGTGATCTCCTGATATAGGCTCATCTTCTTTTCCTTTCATTAACTTCAAAAACATTTCATCGGTCATGATGACCAGAGTTTGTGGTTTACCGTGTCTCCTTTTATAGATTGCCATGTCTCGATCCTCGAGAACTGAGTAAGGGCTGGGGAAGTTGGACTTGTCTCGGTACTTAACCTCGATCACCAACTCGTGTCCGTTGATCTCTGCTTTGATGTCGCCTCGATACTTTCCTCCCAAAGATCCCGAGAGGGGCTGACGCTCGGCTTCAAAACCGGACGCCTTGAGCCACTCTTCGATGCGTCTTTCGTGGTAGCTTCCCTTTGACTTATTCTTGTTAGCCATACGTCGTCCCTTTCATAGCAGTCGATGCATATGAACCAGTGCTTTTGCGTGGTTCTTTCATGACCGTTCTTTAGGATGGCAACAAAGTCACGGGCAACTATGCCGCAGCTATCACAAAGAGCCGATCCTTTTTTTAACTTCGATTTCGTACCCAAGAGAATCCAACCAGCAGACTAACATGAAACCAGACGGGACTCTCTTCCGAGTTTCCCACTTATGAACCAAGCTTGAAGTGCAACCTATCTTGTGCGCCAATGCTTCTTGACTAAAGCCTTCGCTCAATCGCGCATCGGTTAGACTAGATACTAGCTCTTCGTATTGAGTCGGAATCCTCACGGGCTTTGCGAAGTGTGTGAACTCTTCGGATGCCATACAGAATCCTTTCGGCTGTTTTAAACTTTAGCTCAGTGCTACCATTAACAGTCCGATAATATGTGGACGTAGGCATACCCGCTCGTTTGCAGGCTTCAAGCAGAGACACATCAAGTGCCTCCGCTTCATCTCTTAGTGTGTCGAGGTAGGCTTTCATGCTGCATGAATGCAGTTATTCATCCTCGGTGTCAACCCAGCCAGTCCCGTTGCATGCATCGCAGTCATCCTCATAGATCTCGATGCCTCCGATGTCATCGCTGAAGCTTCGGTACTTGTAGCGCTCATACTCACAAGTGCCTTCGCCCTCGCATTCACTGCATTCAGTAAGGGATGTAGTCATATACCTCTAGCTCCTCCTTGTGTGCGTTCAGCCATGCCCTCTCCGCTCGATCAATAAACTTCTTGCGATTGAATCGAGGGTTGATCTCCTGAATCTTGTCAGCAATCTCTTCCATGCGTGAGGGGTACACCTCGGAACCGATTGCATCTGCAAGAACCTCGATGTGCTGCTCTGTCATTTGGATGTTCATCTCAAACCTCTTTCATTTCTCCAGTGTAAATCTCAACTGGGGTTGTGCTATTGTTGAACAACTTGATGTTCATCTCAGCGCCATGCTCATCCGTTACGGTGATCGTTCGAACAGTGAACTCCCACCCTTCATTGTCTTTGGCGTGAACAACCACCCTCTCGGTGATTTTGGTTACGTCATGTATTGCAACGTCCATTGTCTTTCCTTTCCATTGCATTTGACTTCATTCATCGATGGGTCGCTTGCTGGTTTTAACCTAATATCCGAGAGCGCCCGCCCGCCTGATGGGTGATCGCTCTAGGCCAGCCGCAGCCTTACGGTGCAGGCGGTGTATGCTATTTGTGGGGGCCGAAGCCCCCTGAAGTAGTGCTGGCCCTAAGAGGCCAGCTTTGCGCGTAGTGCTTTCATGTCAACGCTTGACTTGCGATTCGGTGAGGACTTCCGCGCTGGTGTCCACTCTTCACCTCCGGTGATTGAGAAGTAGACCGCTTTCTCAATATCGAATCGCTCCTCAAGGATCTCGAGTTCGGCGTAAAGGCGACCGATGAATTGCTCGGCACGTT